AATAATGCTGTTGCCATCTCTTAATTTTTAAATCCCATTTTATTCCAATATGCAGATGTATAACCTTTGTTAGGCATATTACGAGGTGCAATAGATACTTTTTTAGCATTTTTTTCAGGTCTGAAACCTTTTTTTATAGCAGATGTTGTACTTACTGTATCACCCAAAGATTTACTGCCTTCTTTTCTTGCATATATTTTACGAGTCCAACGATGGGAACATCGAGAACCTCCCTTATACAGCCAAATAGAATATGTATTAGCACCATCTTTTCCAAATCCTGCATTTACTACTTTATTATCCATTGCCTTTATATCTTCTTTACGATAAACCTTTTTTGCGTTCATCATCTTAATACAAAATTCTCTTGATCTACCTTTTTTAGTTTTATAAGCACCACTATAAGGTGTGTACATATATCTTACTAAAAAGATTGTATCTTCTTGACCTTTCTTTTTTGATTTACCATCTTGTTTACTGTCTCTGTATGGTTTTGCACTACCTGTATTGGCAAGTTCTGTTTTTTCGTTTAACTCTGCTATCTTTTGATCCAATTCGTTTTCTGTTTCATAATCAACCTCAAACTCATCAATAACATCATAATCTTTTAAAAGTTCTTCTTCATCTTGCCCTAAATCTATTAAAGCGTTTGCAACATCATTATCTATGTACTTATCTAAATTACTTCCCAAATGTACACAACAAGCATCCTCGCTTAATTTAACACCTGTTTCTTCTTCTTTCGTTGCTTCATCCTCTACATTCTCTAGGTCTGTAAATTCAAGCGGTTGTAGGGTCTTAAAATAAAGTTTTAATGATATTTTATTGTAAGCTAGTATTTGATCAAAAGCATCAATAAGTAAATGTTGGAAGGGTCTTATAACTGTATTGTCTAATAATATAGATGCAGTCTTTAGTTCATCTGCATTGTTTCCTAAACCTGATTGATCTTTTATACCAATAAGCATTGGACTTACAATTCTATGACTAACCATAATTTTTCTTGTGCTTTCTTCACTCAAGAATTGATATTGTTGGTGTGCATCCGATAACTGTACAGGATCAATACTCGCTGCTGTTTCTGCATTGTCGTTAAAAGCAAGAATAAATTTACCTGCATTACTGCTTCCAGAAAACTTTTGTGATATTCTTCTTTCTATCAATTCTCTTTCTTCTTCATTTGGCACACCATTGTTGAAATTTATAAGCATACTTGGAGACATACCATTCATTATATTATTTAAATGAAAATTACCTACTTCCTCCTCAAGCTCTGCATATTGTAATCCACCTTGATAATCTACTGGACTATAAAAAAAGAATCCTGCTCTATATGGTTTTATGTAAAGTATTTCTATTGCTTCTTTACTTTTACCAAATGATGGTATTCTTTTTAATTTGCTTGTAGGTTTATATTCAGACCAATCAGAAAAATAATAATAAGCATCAATCTCTCCTTTATCATTTGCTTTTTCTGCTCTTAATGTTTCTACTGGAAAATGCTCTATTTGTGCTATTGTCTTTCTGTCTTTTGAATAAATGACTTGTAAAGAACATTGACCCATTAGTTTTAAATCATAACATAATTTCCTTACACAATCATTATTAAATAAAGATATCATCTTTGCATATTGATCTGGTTTTTTATTGCTATCTGTAGCATCTAAACCTTTACCAAATATCATTGATGAGACTGCATTTATAATAGCATTGTTAGTCGGACTACCATTATATCTATCTATAAGATATTTAAAGTAGTTGTTATCTTCACCATATCCTACCCACTCTTTATTCTTATATTCTACAACTTTTGGTGTTGTATAACTACTTAAATTTATAACTCTTAAATCGTTCATACTATTATGTAATCGTTATCGTGTGATCCTGTTGTTTCATCAAATGTAAACTCTCCATTATTAATATCGTAATAATTGTTGTTAGTTTGATTAACAGTTTGATCTGTACAAAATATTTTGTCTTTATATACAACTGCACTACCATTTAGTAATGTCAAATCATAATATCTACCCTCTTTTAAAACAGGACTTATAGTAGCCGATAATCTTTTAAAATTTACATTATCTGATGCACTAACACTAGCTGAAAACACTTCTTTGTTTTTACTTGTATCTCTTAATTTCATAGTATATGAAGATACAAATACTCTAGGAATAACATCTAAGTTCTGAGCAGAAGATGATGTACTTAATACTTTCATATTAATATATCGAAATAAATCAATGATTTTGTATAGGTATAAAAAAAAAGAGGGTATAAACCCTCTCGTTTTCAACTAAATTAATAATATATTAGTTTGGTGTTATCTGAGTACCCTCTGTAGCAGCATCCATAATAGATTGTGCAACAAATAATGGTGGGTTTTGCTCAGTTGACCCAAATGTTAGTGCATAACCGAAAAAATCGCCCATCCCTGCACCTGAATTAAATGTCCCACTTATTAATTCTGCACCATTCTTTTCTCCTACTAAAAAGAAATTACTGTTATAGTCAGAGACAATGATTTGTGGTCTTGAAACTGCTAATAATTTAATTTCTTCTGATGTTTCTTTTTCTTGAAAAGTTAAGTTCAATACTAAACTTGATTCATAAAAAGTAGTACCATTCTCTCTTGAAGATGTTACTGTTGTGTCTAATGTTGAATTACCTTTAACATCAAACTTCATTAGTGTTGGACTTCCAGAAATAGCAGTTACTTCTCCACCTGATGTTGTCAATCCACCAAGACCTCCAAAATCTACAAAGAATACTGCTTTAATTCCACCTACACCTGTTTTACAAGGTAAACCTCTTCCTTTTGTTAAGTTACAAGCCATAATTTTTAATTTTTATAAAAAAAGGTAAGTAGGCATATACCCCACCTACCTTTCTTATGTTAAACAATATTAAGAGTATAATACGATATCTGATCCTATTCCGTGCTGTACTCCTGCACTTCCTCTTAAAACAACTCTTACATTTTGACTTCCATCAATGTCTGCCATATCAATTAACTTAACTTCTTGCCAGTCATTTAATAGACCTGTTCCAAAAAATAAATTAGAAGATTCTGCAGCAACCATTTTATCATTTCCTAAACCAGGAGCTGTAAATAATGGAATACCTTGAAAGTTCATCTCTGTTTTACCAACATTGTAAAGCTCTCTATATCCTAAAGCAGCTTGTGCTTGAATATAAAATTTAGCAGCACTTGTTGGAATATAGATTTTTACATCTTCTTTACCATAAACTGCACTAGGAATAGCATCTACTACTTTTCCTAATTCTGCAATTATATTTGTAGCCGAAAGTGTTGTGCCTGTTACATCAACAACATCTCCATCTGCTGCAAGTAGTGCTTGGAATCCGTTAAATTCTCCTGCGTTAGCAGTTGCACCTTGCCAAATATTTTGCTCTGTTTTTTGAGCAACTTTAGCAGCAACTTGTGCAATTAAGAAATCAGAGAATTTTTTAGGAAGATTATCGTATTGACTAAATCCCATTGACTGAGCATCCCAGTCTTGTCTGAAATCTTTTTTACATAGTTGTAAGTTTACTTGAAACTCCTCTGGTTGTAAAATTCTTTCTGTTAATGTTACATTTGAAGTTGGATCAAAGTCACAAGAAGCATCTTTTAAAATACTGTCAAGTGCAAGTTTTTTGATAACTTCTTTAAATTTGATGTTAGGTTTTATTGAAACCCCACCTTGTGATAGTGTAACTCCACTCAATAGAGCTGCAGCGATATATTCACCTGCGAACTCTCCTGCGTAAGTAGTAGTTATACTTGTTGTAGTAGCCATATCTTTTTTATTTATTTAATTATTATAATTCACCAACTGTTATTGAAGAAGCAGCGTTACCATTTCCACTTAGAAAGTAGCTAGTTCCATCAGAATGTATTTCGATGTGGTCACCTATACTTTCTGCATCATCTTCAAATGTTACTCTATCTACTGCATCAGCTTCAACGATTGCTCCGTTTACAATTACTCCACCATTAATAGTATCTCTATTGTCTGATGGTGATTGTACTACGAAGTCTGTTGAAAATGCGCCTGATACAATAAATTTTGCTTTCCACCCTGCACTTGGCGAAGGTAGTGTTACTGTATATCCTGTTCCAGAAATTTTAAATACCTTTCCAGAGTCCGATAGATTTAATGATCCTGATGCTGAAATTAATTCATAGTCATCAAAAATTCTCATTACATCATCGCTTATGTGTGTTAATACTGCCATAATTTTATTTATTTATTTATTAAAGTTTCCATTACTCTATCTAGAGTTGATAATTTTCTGTTTTGTGCAAACTTAAATTTGTGTTCAAACTTGCCTTGTTCTGGTGTGTGTTTTAATGGTTCGGCAGCAGGTTTGGATAACTCCTCTTTAAGAGCTTCTTTTTCTTCTGCTTCACTATTTAACACCTCTGTAACTGCTAAAGATACTTTCTCTTGAACATCAGATGACATTTCCTCTTTGTCGTTAGGTTTCATCATTTTTTCAACCATATCTTTAAGCTCATCCATTTCTTTACGAAACTCTTGCTTAGTTACATACTGCATTTCTTCTTTGTCCTCTTCTTCTTCTTCTTCCTCTTGTGCTTTAATTTCTTTAATCACACCTTCTTCTTCGACAACAAGAACTCTTGCATCTTCTAGTTCATAACTTCCGACAGGCAATGAAACTTTCTCATCCTCTGTACGAATAAAAACCTCTTTACCTGATTCAAAAGCATCTGCTTCTAAAACAGTTCCATTCTCTAATTTAAGTTCTGCCAACTGTACATCAGATAGCTCGACTCCTAATAGATTTTTTACTTGATTTAACATTTCTGTAGCTTTCATAATTATATATCGCTTTTTAAAATTTATTTTGCATTTTTAACTTGATCTTACAACACCATTTATATTTGCATTGCTTCCACCCTTCAACGCACCAATGCCTTGTGCGTGTAATTCTCCAGTACAACATTCTATTTCGTATGTTAATTTATCTTTACAAAGACAACCCCTTCTTCCACCTTTTGGACTTGTATAGCTTGGTAGTTTCATTTTTTATTACTTTTTGGATGTCCTTTTGGTAACAGATCAAAGTCTCCTGTATATTTAGGGTTTTGTGGTCTGCCATTTCTTACTAAGTATAAATACGCATTCACTCGTGCCTGCGCCCAAGCAGATGGAGATTTAATTCTTGGACTATGTGATGTATTAAACGCACCTAGTCCTCTTTGAAATACTGCTTTTAATTGTCCTACTGTAACACCATATCCTAGTTTATCTTTGTATCTTTCATTAAAGTCATCACTTTTTTTTTGTAATGATGATAAATCTTTTTCTGATACCTTTGCACCTCTACTTGTAGAAGCATCTCCCTTAGCAGTACCCTCTCCTTTGGGCTTAGGGTTTGGCGTACCTGACTTTGGTGCTTTAGGACTTTTTCTAATACCCCCTCTTTCACCTATCTCTGCCATCTTAACACACTTGTGTTTCTGATAATCTTTTTTATATCCTTTTGGACATTTGTATTTTTTAAATTCTTCTACACTTAGTGCGTGTTGTTTACAGGGCATATACCAAGTCATATCCTCAAACTCGTGTTCGTGTATGCCATCACAACCAATATCCTTAGCTATCTTTTCTGCCATCTCTTTTGATGCGTATGCAAGTCTATCTAATATTATTGCAAAGTCATCATTTACTTTTTGACTATACAAATCAAGTTTGCCTAATTCTTTAAGTTTTTTTTGTGCATATCTTTTACCTGCTAGACCTCCCCATAATAAATATGAGATTGTACCACACGCTTCTTTATCTTCTGGTTTATAATATTCTTCTGCTCTAGATAAGAAAGAATACATACGAGATATAGTCTGTTCGCTTATTGCTTTACCTTGTGCGAGTTGTTGCGCCCTAATTTTGCCAACATCTGTAGCACATTTATTCTTTACTTTTTTATTTAACTCAATACCCTTCTTTGCATTATTCTTTACTGCATCTGGATAATCACTAAAACTTTCAAATATTAGTCTTTTACCTTGTTTGTATCTTTTATCATTTCTTATTATACCTTTTACTTGTGATAATAATTCTTGTGCTTCTTCCTCCTCTATATTTGCTAGGTCATTTATGGTTTGATCTTTTGGTCTTTCTGCTTTATCTGCAAAGTATCCTTCTATGGAAAATCCTTTTACCTTGCCTGTCTTAACAAACTCTTCCCATATCTGATCGTTGTTTACTTTTACTGCACCAACCCAAGTGCCTACTGGATATTCAAGACCATATAATGCAGTCTTGTCTTTTTTAGTATCCTCCACTATCCAACTCTCTACAAGAGTAAGACCCTTCAAAGTGTGTTGGTGTTCTAATGTAGAATTGTTTTGGTTACCTTTTTGTAAATATATTTGTGATGCTTTACGAACTGTATCTCTTGAAAAATAAATATAGTATTCCTCATCTCCACTCTTTCTGTAAATAGGTTTGTTAGGAACTAATAATGCACCTAATAATATTTTTTTTTCTTTATCAACCTCTTTAAGTGCAAGTATCTCGCCTTTAAGTGCAATAAAATCTTCTTCTATTGCAGGATTCTCTACTATGCTTATTGCTTCGATACCTGCTAAATCTTCGTTATCATCTAAGATCAATTCAACTATCTTCATAATTATATATCGTTTAAATTAATTGTTTTTGTCTATCCCAAAGAACTTTCTTGTATGATGTTTCTATCTAAACCTTGTGCAGTTGATACATCCCCTGCAACTACAAACGCTTTTACTGGTTTTTGTGTTGCATCTGCTAAAGTTTGTGCTAATTGATTTTCTGGATTTGCACCTACAATATTAAATGATGGTGCTTGTGGTACTGATCCACCTCCTGCTATTCCACCACCACCTGACATTTTACCCCCTACTGATGTTTGGGGAATTTTTACAGCTAAAATAGACTTTACATTTTTTAAACCAGTTGATAGTATAGATGCTGCGTTTATAAATTTAAGTGCAGTCTCAAAAGGAGTTACAGTTGTTGCTGCTAGTGCATCTGATACTCCACGATATGTGTTAATGGTTGCTGCTGCAACTGCAAACGCTTTACCTGCCTTCGTTTCTTGTCCTGCTATACCTGATAATTGCCCTAATGCTTTTTCTGTATCTTTAAATATTTTACCTTTTGTATCACCTTCTGCTTTTGCTATTGCTACTTTTGCATCTGCAATTTCTTTATCTCTATTAACACCCTGTTGTCTTGATTCTTCCATAAACTCATCAAGTGCTATTTGTGCATCTATTTTAGCTTGTGTACCTAAATTTGCTTCATCAAATATGTTTTGTAATCTTGCCTGTTGCAATAGTTTTTCTTCTTCATCTATCTCTCTTTGTCTTTCTAATCTAAGTAAATTATCTTCAATTTGTTCGGCATTAAATCTTTTTTGTTCAATAGATAAATTTGTTTCAGCTTCTAGTTTGCTATTAGTCATTTGAACAAGCTCTCTGTCAAGTGCAAGATCGTTTGATTTTTGTTCTGATCTAAAACCTTCTATTTGAGCTTCTACTGCTGCTAGTTCATTTTGAGCTTCCATTACTGCCTTTTTACTCTCAATATTATCTTTATCTTTTTGTAATTCTACAAGAGCAGCATCAACAGCAATTTGTGCATTTCTTAACATCAACTTTTCTTGTTCTTCTAAAACCTCTGCTAATTCATCATTTGCTTTTTTTCTTTCTTCTATTGACAATCTTTCATCATCTCTTACTTGTCTTAACTGCTCTGCTTGTCTATCAAATTTTTCTATAAGACCTTGATTTGCTACTGCTGCTAAGTCTGCTGATTTTTTTAACTCAATATTTGATTTAGCTTGTTCTATTGTTGATTTTGTATAACCTGCTAATGCTTTAGTTCCTTCAACAACTGTTTTACTCAAACCCTCAATAACCATAGCTGCAGGGTTTATACCTCTATTAAAACTTACAAACCCCTTACCTGCATCCTCTAAAGCACCTTTAAAATCACCTTGAAATACTTTTTTTATTGCCGATCCTAAAAGACCAATACCTTCCAATGCTAATTGTATTCTTCCTGTTACAAAATCACTTATTGTTTTACCAAAGTTTTTTATTGGCTCTAATGGGTCTTTGAAAAAACTTGTAATTGATTCAACACCTTTATCTACAAAACGAACAAAGTCATTAAAAGCTATTGATAACGCTTCAAAAGAGGTTTTAAATATATCACTTACTCTTTGATTGCTTTGAAACAACTCTTGTAAAGTTGCAAAAGCAGCAATAATCAATCCAATACCTAATCCTTTAAAAGCAACACCAAGACTTTTAAATGACATAGTTGTTTTCTTAACACTATCTCCTGTCTTTTTACTACCTGTCTCTAATTTTTTAAACTCCTTTGGACTTTTATCTCCAACCTTTGTTACTTCAGCATTTAATTTTTTTATCTCTGCTTTAGTTTGATCTAGTTCACTAATAGCATTTGAAGTATTTGCTTTTACATTTATAATTACTTGTTTCGCCATTTTATGTCATTTTTAATTTGTTTAAATGTTTTTTTAAAAGTTTTAGGTAATTCATATTTACCTTGTGCGATTCTAATGTTTTCTGTATCGCCATCTACAAACTCTAATAATTGTAATATTCCTTGTATCATTATGAAATCGTATTTATTTTAGATAATAATTCTAAACTACTTTCTCCTGTTTGTAGGTTTGTAGTTATTTTATTTATAATAAACTCAGTATTATTTATAACAATAGTATCTGATAATTTATATTTAAGTAAAAACTTTTGTGGTAATAATGCTTTGTATTTTTTTAATCTTCTCTTATATGTAAATACATCTCTTATGTATTGCTTGTAAAAGTTTTCAAATAATGTAGATGTTTCTGGTGTATCATTAAAAGGATCTTCTTCAATACTAAAATGTAATGTTTGTCCTGATGTTAATGTTGTAAAGGTTGTAGTTATGTTAGATTCATTTGTAACTGCCGATGTTCTTTGTAAACTTCCAGTAACTAAAGGATTAACTGTTGTAGAACTATCTGGACTTACCGACACAGTTACATCTGCAAAATTAGTTGGATTTAAATATTTAAAAGTAACAGCAGTTGATTCACTTGCATTTACTGCTATAACTACACTTTGTGTTCCTGATCTTATATTACTTGGTCTATTATATGTTGTTATCGTATCAGGCGTTCCTGTTCCATTACCATCTATCATTTGTATTCCTGCAGTTGCAGTTGATTCATTGAAAAATAATAAAGGTTTATTTATTGTTGGATTTTGGTCGCTATCTACAAAGAAACCATAACCTATTTTTGTAAAATCACTACCATTTACATTTCTTAATCTTTCAAAAAACATTTTTTCAAATGGTAATGTTATACGATAATCTCTACCACGATTTAATCTTGGGTCTCTACCACTATTACCAATACCACTTGCCTTAACACTTCCTAATTGTCTGTTGTTTAGTTTCTCAAAATAAAATGCACCGAATGTTTTAGGGTCTGCAAACTTAAACTCTATATCATTAAATGGCACACTAAAATTACTTTCACTTTGTGTTGTGTCTATAAACTCTGTTATTTCTTGATTTGTACCACTAGCATAAAAAGAATCTAAAGTCTTTACTACCACTTTACCATAGTCATCACTAGCTATATCGCTTTCAATAAACGCTGTAAGATTAAATGTTTTAAACACTCCTGTTAAAAATTCAAGTATACCAATATTTGGGATATTGTTTTGTACATAAATTGTTTCTACTAAACTATCAGGTTCTACTACACCTGCTTGTACTGTTGCAGTAAAATTATCTGCATTGTTTGATTGTCCACTAGCAACTCTAGTAAATGTAAGTTCGTATGTAAGATTTAAACTTGTTTCTGTCGTTTCAATTACAAACTCTACATTATGTTGCATTAATGGTTGTGTAAAACCTGCATCACCCTCAAACAAATGTTGTAATCTAATAAATCCAGTTTGTGAATATGTCGCTGCTGCAATTATTTCTCCCGTTCCTGCTCTTCTTAATTTTGCTGTAAACTTTTTACTTGAGGTTTGGGGTGTGATCTTCCAATTAATTTGCATAGTCTCGATAACACCTACTTGACTTTCTAGTCTTTGTGTTACAAATCTAAATATACCCCCATCAAAGGTTGGTGCAAAATTACTTGTAGGTAACAAAGAAAAGAACTCTAGTGTCGTACCTTGTGTAGCTGTAAAACTTTGTATTTGGTTTAGTATAATATTAGATACATTCGATTCGTTGCTAGGTGTAATTCCTATCTCCCCTTTGTTTCTATGTAGCCACATATACAGATCTGCAAACATTCCTGTTTCTTTAAAAAAGTCATCACTAAATTGTAAACCTATTGTAGGGTCTTGTGCAATAACATTAATAATATCTATAACTCTTAGTGCAGGTTTTAAATCATTAAAAGTAAAACCCATTGTGCTTCCTAATCTTTCTGTTGCCCCTGATCCAGATGTAGTTTGACTTCCACTAGCAAATAGATTTCTTGTTGTACTTGATCTATCCTGTGATGTCAAAACACCACCTTCAGTACTATCAAATATAAATCTATTCGTATGCGATATTAAAGGATATATAATATGAGCTTTAGTAGTTGATTGACCATTTAAGACATTTACAAAACTTTGTACACCTTGTTTTACAGTTGCTACATTATAACTATGGTCAAACTGAGAGAAGTCTAGTTCTGATAATTTTTTATCTTTTATTTTATCTTTTAATGTTACAGTCTCTCCAAAGAATGTTATGTTGTATGATTCTGGTTGATTGTTTTTTAATTTAACACCATTTAAAACTATATAACCATTTCTAAAGTTTTTATAATTAAGCTCTAGTATAGCCCTTAGTTTTGTGTTTGCATTAAATATAGAATCTGCAATTAAGTTTTCTTCAATGTCTGTCCTATAATAATGCCTGAATAATAAATTATTTTTACTACTCGCAGGTAAACTAAAGGACTTACTAAAATCGGTAAACACCTTTTCTATATCTCTTATGTCTTGTATAGTTTGTGTTAATGATACTTGTTCATCTTCAAATAAATCTAGTCTTTGATAATCAATATCTGTAATTAAATTTATTTCATTCCATAATCTAAAACCATTTTCCCAGTTTATAGCTGTTGTATTCCACAAATCTGGATCAGGTTGTGGGTTGTCTATCTTTATGTCTGGTATTAATAGACCTAGCTCGTTCATTATCTTATAGTATTTATTTTATCAAAAGCAAAATTAAAAGTCATAGTGTAGTTTGCGACCCTATCATTTAAAGATGTTTTAAACTGTACGCTTTTATCTTGTGGTATAACTGGCAAGTATTGATTGTCTTTAAACAACCAACATCTTTTAGTAAATAGTATTTCTTCTATTACTTGATTATAACTATCATTTACATATCCTGTATTTAATACAATCGTTTCTCTGCTATTTATGTTTCTATTTTTATATTGATGTGCATTTATCGAATAGGTTGCACCTGTTGTTAATGTGTTTGTTTTAAATTCTTCTCTTTGTACATTTACACTTTCTGTTGATTTTAAAAAGAAATTTACTTTTTGTAATGCGCCTGATTTATTTACAAACACTAATGGAAGATTAGTAAACTTATTGCAGTCTTGTTCTTCTATTGTTATTGTTTCTGTTGATCCCCCTGTTACTATATCCACACTTGTTAATGTCGCAGTTGTACTTGTTGCGTATGCTATTGCGTTGTTAGAATTTGATACACCTGTTGGTACTGTTACAGTTGATACTGTTGATCCACCATTTTTAAAGTTTACTGTTGTTGCACCTGATAAAGTATCACTACCAGAATTAACACTTAGGTTAGCTAATACAGGTATATATATTACTTCTTGTGTTTCTCTGAATATTGTAGAATTACTAATCAATGTTTTTACACTTCCTTTATGTCTTGTAAGGTTTTGAGTTGTCGCACTATTTGTTGTTTGTGTTATGTCAAATCCTTCTTCAAAATATCCCACTCCATCAAATGCTAACATAATTGATGATATTGCATCTTGTGCTGTTCCTGAACTATTAAATGGTGTTGCTGTTGTTTGTACCCACACATTTACACCATTACTACCAAAAGTACCACTAAAGCTATATGCGATATAATCTTTTATTAATTCTCCTATTTCAAATATCACATAGTTGTTATTTCCTACTTCATTTTTTATGAGTTCGTAAGTAGTTGTTGGACTTGCGTTGAAAGCACCACTATATATTGCTATTGTTAGCTTACAACTTGCTAAGTTTGAGTTTTCTACTTTTAAGTAAACTGGACTGTTTATATTTATCTTTTCTATTGCCATATTTTATCCTTTTTCATCTTGTAAATCGTTTTCAAAATCTTCAGTAACCCCAACCTCAAATTCATTGATAAAAGTATTAAATCGTTTTTCAAATGGTTTAGTAAAAAATAAACTTGGTCTTATACCTTGAAAAAATATTTTATTAGCTATTAAGTATATTAAAGATTTTCTTGGAATAAATCTACCTTTTTTATCTCGTACCTTTTTGTTTAATGCGCTTTTTCTTACTGACCATTTATCTAATGCACCAATGTTTGGTCTTTTATTTGTGTATTTAAATGGAGTATCATATTTTTTTTTTGTACCACTCACACCTTGATCTTGATATACACCATATTCAAGCATTTCAAAAAACAAAAGCAACCCCTTTTGTGTTGGATTAATTTCACTTTTTAAAGAGTTATACAAGTCCTTACTTACATTTTTTTTACCTTTTGTTAAATTACTTCTTGATTGCTGTATTACATATTTAGCAAAATCATTCATCGCTTGTTTTGACCTTCTTAAATTCATTAGCAAATACTTATATCGTTTTCAATTAGTATATCCATAGTACACGCCCATCCACCTAATCTGTTTTCAAACCTTTCATAAAATGGTTCACATACAGGATCACCTGATAATTGATATTTAGATGTATATAATGAACCTCTACGCAATAAATGTATAATCTTGTTTATTACTGCAAGTTGTGTGTTTAGTACATCTTGTTCATTATCATTACCTACAAAAATATCTGTTGTTTCATCTTTATATTCATTTACAACATCCATAGACATTAAAGTAATATTAAACACTAGAGCTTGTTCTTGAGCTGTAACAGTATTCACTATTATATGTGCTAATGGAAATATTGTTTGTTTTGATAAATCTATTTCTGTAATATCTCCTGTTGTAACTGTATTGACATTTGGATCAAGTAACAAGTTTGTTTTTATTGTATCTGTTAGTTGGTAAAACCCTCTTATTCCCTGACTCATTTGTATTTACTTTTTATTTGTTTAGCTTCTAATTCGTTTTTCTCTTTCATAAATGTTAACATCATTAATGATTCGTGCATACTTAATTTAGTGATATGCTCAAATCTTGTAATATCCCCTTGAGAGAGTGCGTAAATTGACTGATACCATCCCCATTTAAGACCAAATTGTGTGTTGGTTGCGAGTGCATCTCCTCCTGACTCTCCAAATAAGATGTCATAACTCTCGATAAGTCTATCCCTAAACGATAAAAAAAAAGCATACTACCAAATACTATATCCATTGGCATATCTTTTAACAGATCTGATCCTTTAGCTTTATAATCTTCTATGTTGTATTTGTCATTATAAGTGTTTGATATTGGTCTATAAAGTACTGCCATAGCTTTTTCTATTTCTTCCCAATTAGAAATATAAGTATCAAGATCAACATACTCTCCTAATGTCATATCATCTAAGTTTGGTATAAAACCATATTCAACTCCATTCAAAACGAACCTTCTTTTAAGTTGTGGTTTTTGTTCAAACATATCTGCAAGTATATTAGTAATTCTATAAACATCTTTTGCTTTAAGTTGATAAGATTCTTTATGTGGTATTCCACAAAATATCTCTATCATTTTAGATGACAATATATGTTCATCAGCATTGTCTTTTTGAATCTTTAAAAACTTTTGATATTGCGATAGTTTAATTTCTGATAAACTATTAGGTACAGTTATTTTAATTCTCATATATATATATCGAAATTAAATCTCAATTTTAGACAAAAAAAAAGGAGGGCGATTAAACCCTCCTACACAACTAATCAAAAAACTTTGAAAACCTTACTTGATTTTCTCACTAAAAGGTTTCTTTGGAAAAACCTTGCTTGTTATAAAGTTAAAATATTTTTCTTTACTTACAAATTTTTTTGTTACTGGATGTAAATATAATTTTTTCATTGTTTTGTTTTTAATTATACTCAAATATAATACTTTTTTTTTAATTAACAAAATTTAATAACTTTTTTTATCTAATTGCATATCTACCCCTGTTAGGGTTTTCTAATTGCATCATTAAAGCATATCGAGCTGCATCTATACAATCAGGGTGTATGCCTGTTGGTTTTTGAATATTGTTTCCCTCTTTGTCCTTATCCCATACATATCCTTGTAATTCTCTTATAAGATTCTTGGATGTTGATGTTATGTATATTTCGTTTTGGTTTATAAGATTGATTCCATATATAACCGAATCTCTACCTTTTGTTACAGGAAATATTTTATGACCATAACTTCGTATCTCGTGAATACTCTTTGGTTCGGCTGAATCGGCAAAAACTGGTTCTAATACTCTTTTGTCTGTTAAAAATCTACTGATGTCTCTATTGAGCATACCCTTTCTACAAAGTAATTCATCAAATATATATGCGTTATTCCATTTGTATAATCTAATGTAAGTAGAATTATCTACGGAATATCCAAAATCCAAGCCACCACAAAGCAATCTAGCATCTTCTGGTATATTATCAATAGACTTCCAATCAGGAATACAAGCACCTTCTAAACTACCTATCTCTCCTAATCCGTAAACCTTCCACCAGTTTGACCAATATGTAGATGTCTTTGCTTTTACTTTTGCTTTCTCTATTTCTTTTACAATCGTACTTGATAAGCTCTCGTTGTCTTTGTAAGTAAGTGTAATAAAGTCTGTATCCTCTTGACCTATTAATTCTTTATCTACCCAAAATATATTTGTAGGATTATAATCAAGCCATATGTTTTCTGATGTTCTTATTGCTAATTGTTGGTAGCTTTCAAAGTCTATATTGTTGCACTCGTTTATAAACAAATCTGTTCTTCTTGCACCTCTTAGTTTATCTGGTTGATCTGTACTAAAGAACTCTATATAACTACCATTACTAAATTCGTATTTTAAAGTACTTCTATTAAACTTTCTTTCATCGTACCTATTGGTTAGTTTAAGTAGATTTAAAAAGTCCTTTAAACCACCTCTACGCAAGTGTGGGATACTTTCTGCTACTATACTTATTTCTTTGTATGGGTTTTTGATTGCATAGTCAATAAGGATCATTAATATTGCAATGGTCTTACCTGCACTACTACCACCCCTAATGATCTTAATTCTTTTATTAAGTTTTCGTAATCTTTTTACAGCTTGTGTTTGTGAGAACATCAATCAATAAATAAAGGTTGATCTTCGTTTATATGTATATCTTTAGTTTCTTTTGGTTTTCCGTACCTATAACCCATATATAAATTCAAAGCTCTTATATCTCCTTTATCAATTAACACTTTTAGTTTCTCTATAACTTGTTCATTGTTTATTATTAAATCAAGTTTTTCTATAAGGTCTTTTTCATCTTGTTTAGGTTTTCTACCTGCACCTACTCTTTTACCACCATTATTTATTCTTTTATCCATAATTGAAAAAACATTGATTAATCAATCTTTTGTATATCTATATATCG